GCCGGGATTCGGAATGTCCGTTCTCAGGTTGTACGCAAGCGCAAGGTAATCACGGCACGCATACAGTTCATCCTTCAGCCAGAACAGGCCGAGGACGTTGCCTTGGCCTGGGACAGGCTGAACCGTGTCCCTTGTTGCCGAATAGAACGCAGATGCTGCGCTTTGGTAGGCAGAAACCGTCTGCCATGACAACACGGACTCAGGCGTGGATTCGTAAGGAGCAGACTTGTAGAGTCCGGATGTTGATCCGTCCAAACTTGTGAGCGTTACGTCATACGCGCCAAATCCTGCTATTGAATACCCATCATTATGATCTTGAGCTTTGCCAAGCAAGATGCTGTCTGCAAGCGACCTCGCAAAGCAGATCAGCGTGCCTGTAGTTCCGCCACTTGGCAGGGCCGAAACAACAGGAAGAATCAATGTTCTGTAGGCCGCGCCATTAAGAAGAATGTCAACGCTGGCTGTTCCGAAGTTGAATGTCCCATTTGTCAGGTAACCAATGAGCGTAGGATTAATTATGCCTTGCAGCGGGAACACAAGATTGCGCGCGGAGATGGTTGGCGACACGCCTCCGTCAAACCGCTCAAACCCATCGACCGACTTCACGCCCTGATTGATCGCAACCTCGAAGTTAGAGCAATCCTGAAGTCGGCCAGGGGCAACGAAAACGGGAGACGAGACGAGATCAAGACCGCCGTCGATTTGGTTGATTACGAAAGGCACTAGAATCCACCTCCAATGTTGGCGACGCCGCCGTAGAACGCCGTGGTGTGTGGCGTCCATTCCGGCAGTTGGTCTGCGCGAAGCTGATCCATGATCCTGCGGTACTCGTCGCGTGCGAATTGGTATTTGCCAGGATCTTCAACGCTCCCGCCCCAGAACATGATTGCCCGCCATGCGACGACTTCATGGAAGCGTTCTGGGAAGATCGGGGTTTGAGTGTCAGCCGAACCGCCCGTTTGAATCCATGAGTCAATGGACCGCTTGTAGTCGCAAACGAACGTGTACGCCTGATCCGCCGTCGAACTGAACTCAATGGATCGGTCAGGCTGCACGGTGAACATGCTTGACTTGCCGGTCGGGATGACGTTCTGGTCAACCGTCCCGCGCCATGTCTGGTAGGGGATGTAGATGACGGGCGTGTTGCTGCTGGCCCCGTTGGCCGTCGAGTACATTTGCAGGAACCGATACCCGGCCCCGTACAGGTCTTGACGGATGTCGTCGTAGTCGGCGACTTGGGAAACCAGTGTGGCGCGGGAAAGGACGCGGCCAGAGGAAGGCAGCGAGAACGTGCCCTGCTTCTGCATGAAAAGCCATTGATCCTGCTCGTTCTGGATCGCCCGATACGCATCGGCAACCGACTTCACCAGCTCGAACAATTCCCCCGCCTGGCCGACAACCGTCGTGGGGGCCGTCCCCGGCAAGGCATTCCCGCCGCCAATGTACCGGTGCGCGAACTGGCACAGTTCAAGATAGGTCACGAGAACACCTTGTCGGTCTGGATGCACACGATCAGCGAAACCCTGATCGAATCGGTTGGGTTGGTGACGTAGTGCGGATACTCGTTGCGGAACTCGTACACGTCGCCTGGGGCGGCTTCCAGCTCTTCTTTCCCGACAACGAACTTCTGGCCTGGCGCGCTCTCGACCTGTACGCAAAACTTGCGGTAGGTTTCCGCGTGCCACCCACGATCAATGTGCGGCTTGACGCCGCCAAACGCCGGGATGCGGGTAATCAGCACGCCGCCAAGGCGGTTGCCGTCAACCATGCGCATCAGGTCGTAGCAAAGCGGCTTTACCGGCAGGACGTCCGCGCACGGATACCACACGGACTCATGCGGACCAGGCACCTTCGGATCTGCCGCATAGCGCACGAAAATGTCAGAAACCCCATGGTGCGGGGAATCCGGTGACGCCGTGCGCATCGTGTCCTGATCCCAGAACCCGTGGTCGGAACGCAACGCCGCTGCAAGCGGCGCTACGTTGAACCCTTGCGCGATGCGCTGAATCTTCTTCACGCGGCCATCGCCTCGTCAGCGTTGTCGCCATGCAGGAAGCGCAGGATGTCGTACAGGATGTCCTCGTCAGTCAAATCCTTGTAGAACGCCGCGCCGACCGGACCGTACAGGTCAGACCGAATACCCTGCAAGATTCGTCGATTGAACGGTTTTCCTTCCGGGGTCTTGAAATTGTTGTGCTTCGCGGCCTGCCACTGCCAGTACTGACAAATGCTTTCCGGCAAGTCCTCAGTTCCCGGCTCGACGCCGATGTACTGGAACGCAAGGTTCGGGGACTCGGTTTCGATGTTCCTCACGCCGACCTGCACACCTTCCTCGACAATCGCCTTTTGCGTGATCGTGCGCTTGACAGACGTTTTCAAAGACTGAAAGTGCGGATGCGACATGCTCAACTTGATGCCGTACGCGAACAATAGGGTCTGGCCTTCCCAGCCGACCTTGAAGTAGTTTTGTGGGTGCTCACTGTCCTGATGCGGCTGGAACACGATCAGGTTGTGACGCTTGCCGCCCCACCGCGACCCAGGCAGGAGGTTCGGCTTCGGGTCAAACAGCGCGCCACGGGTGTACTTGCTCAACGGCACGACGGGCGGGACGATCTTTTCAGGCTCTTCGCCTGAATCAATGCCGATCTTCTCGCACAACCGCAGCCGCATCGTTTTCTCGGCGCTTCGCCGGTCGAACGTGCAGTTCAAAACTTCCCCCGCTTCCATCAACTGATCTTTCGTCAGACCTTGGAAACGGCACTCAATCCACCGCTGCATTTCTGATTCGTTTGCCATGCTTTTTCTCGGACTGCGCTTGCGCGTGGGGCGACCATGCCTATGCTTCCGGCCCGCGTCCGAATCCTCTCTGTTTGGGTCGCCAAAAGAAAAGCCCCCGATGAACTGGGGGCTTGTTGTGATCGCCTGACTCGGCGAATTACTGCGGATTGGAGCGATTACCCGCCAACGTTGACGAACTCGACGAACACGGTCCAGACAGCAGCCGTGGTCACGATGGCCGCGCGCGTGGTCAGCACCAGTTCGTCACCGGCCACCGGCAATGCCGTGATCGCGCTCAATTGCGCATCGGTCAGTGACACGGTGGTTGCGGTCGTTGCAAACGCGTTGAGTGCCGAAATGGCTGTGACGTTCGAGGTGTAACCCACATCACAGGTCAGTGAAGCATTGGCTTGGGAGTTGGTGAACCATGCCCGGACAGGGCGGACGCCAGTGACGACAGGCGCGATGACGAACGTACTGGCGATGGCGGTACTTGCCGGAACGGCAACCGTGCCACGAATCCAGATCGAATCGCCGCGGGCCTTATTGTCATCCGACAGCAGGTTGGTGTGGTTCCTGCCGTCCGGGGCCAGAGCGTAGTTGTTGCTGTAAGCGATGATTGCCATGGTGTTCTCCTTAGGCCGGGTTCGCCGTGACGGCGCATTTGATGTTTACCAACCAATCGAACGAAACCAGCATGGCCAAGTCATACCACGCCGCAGAAACTACGGATCGCGAGTTGGTCAGGTCGGATTTGTCCGCGCTGTCCAGAATAAACGTTTCCACGTTTCCGTAGCCTTCCTTGCCGGAACCGCCGAGGCTCACGTCAACGAGCGCACCCTTGGCGCACACGATGAAGTTGTAGACGTCAGGGAATCCGCCAGTGGAAAGCAGCGAGGAATTGGTGACGGAGGTTGCGGCACCGGCTGCTGGGGTGAACTCGGACGATGACACGAAGATGATGTTGTCCACGCTGCCGAACGTGCCAATCGGGTAGTTGCCAGGGGCCATCTTGGCCTTCGGAACGAATCCAGGGATGTTGCGAATGTCCGGGTTGGCGTTGGAGTGGTGATAGCAGTAGTAGCCCGCTTCAACCGGAGTCGTGCCGACTTTGGTTGTACCCGTCGCGTCAGACGTGAAGGTCTGGCCCTTTGCGGCCTGAATCGTCGCGATGGCCTTCTGCAAACGGCCAAGGGTAATGACCCCGTTCACGGTCTGCACAGTGGTGATCGACGGGCTGTTGTAAAGCACGTTCGTGGTCGAGATCGCAGCGTTGTAGCGGATTCGCTCACGGGTCGATTCAACCTGCGTCATCAGGACATCGGTCATTCCCTTCGTCCAATCGAGTGGACTCAGATCGCTGGTGTAGCGCGACGTTGCGAACGCAGCCGAATAACGCTGCATGGTGCCGTTGTACGACTCTTGCGTGAGCGCCTGGGTCGTCGGATTCTGGCCCTCTGGTTCAGGTGTGGTCGAAATGGCAGAGTTGACCCAGCGGGACAGAATCAGCGTGCTGCCGGAGTTTTTGTTGATCTTGCGGGATTGAAAAGCCGAGCCAATACGCTTTTCAGCTTCTGCCCGGTCGAGCATCTGCTTGGCCATGATGGCCGGGGTATTGGCGGGCAAGGTTGCAATTGCCATGGTAGTAGCCTCTGGATGATTGGTTTAGACGTCAAACCCAGCGGCCCGAGCAAGCTCCAGGTCTGCGCTGAATTTATCTTCCCCGTCCAGCGAGCCTGCCGAATTCGAGTGCGCGAACGCAGTCGCTCGTCGTGTCGTTGGATTGGGGTCTGCTACCGATCTTGCCAGCGGCTTTTTGGCCGGTGTGTTCGGTGACGCAGTGCCGGACGCTTGAAGCAGTCTGGCGTATTCACGGTCACGCTTGAAGTTGTGCAAGACGAAAGACGTGCTGCTTGCCTTTCCGTCCATGAGCAGTTCTTTAACTTGGGGTTCGACCGCTTGGAGCCAGGCTTTGAACTCTGGGTCTTGGTCGATCTCAAGATAATCCGGATGCTCATTCCGGAGCGCCGAAATCTCGCTTTCACGTTGTCTTGTACGCTCAAGTTCCTGCGTTTGCAACCGGATGTTGCCTTCCAGCGCCGAAAGCCTCTGCACCAGTTCCGCCTTTTCGCGTTCGGCCTGCTCAGCATAGGACTCGAATTGGCTACTGACAGCGGCGATCACTTCCCCTTCGTCGGGGTACTGCTCGCGGAACTTCTCAAGTTTCTCCCGTGCGCTGGATCGACTGGATACCGATTGCTTGGCCTCAAACTCCTGCAATTTCTTGCGCGCCGCTTCCAGTTCTCGCTGAGTCGGGGCAAGCCGCGCGACTACTGCGCGCCTGTCGGCCTCGGCCTTTCCAGCCATGTGCTGATATTCAGCCGTTTTCTTGGCCGCTTCGAGACTTCCCCGGATCAGTTGCTTTGACTCTTCCGGCAATGACGCATAGCCGGGGAAATACTCTTCGGCTTCTGCGGCTTGGGCCGGGGTATCGACCCGCTCCTCAGCCTCGGCCTTGGTTTCCTCAACAACATCAGGCTTCGCGTCGCTCAAGCCTGCCTCTGCCACGCTCTGCGCAAAGGCTTCCTCTTCATTCACGTCTAAATCTGCCATAAAACGCTTCCTTCAATGGGTGGTTCTTCTGCGGGCATCGCCCACGAAAGCACGTCCTCGAAGGCGCGGATTCGTGCTCGAACCCGCGTCGTGCCATTTACATCAAGACTCTCGTTCTTCAATTCGAGAATCAGCCTTGCAATCTCGCCTTCCGCACGCTTGGCGACTTCCGCCCAGGTCGCCGACCGATGATCGATCATATGCCGGAACCTGTCGCACGCTTGAGCGCCATTTCCTGCGCCGTGGCCTCAAGTTCCATGCCTTTTAGCATGAGCTTGTTCTTCTGCTCGCGTTCCTTCTGAATGGCCTGTTCCTGCGCCTTCTGGCGCGTTTCCGCCATGCGCGCCGCTGCGATAAGGCGGACGCCTTCCTCGCGCATCTGGGCAATCTTGAGCGCGTTGTCGGTTTCCTTCTCGTCCAGTTCAAGCTGCTTTAACTTCAAGGCGAACCCGGGGTCCGGTCCTTCGGATTGCGGCTGCGACGCCAGTTGCAGTTCCAGCATCTCGCGCTGCAACTTGATCTGTTCGGTCTGCGCCTTGACCAGCTCGGTCTGCTGCTTGGCCTTCTCGGTTTCTGCGCGGACGGCAAGGTACTGCTGTTCCAGCATTGCCGGGTCTGGCGGCTTGTTCGCCATCGCCTCCATGTACTCGGCTTCCGGAATGAGGATGTCGGCGTACTGCCCGTCCAGTTGCGAGACATTCATCTCCAGCAACTTCCGGTTGTCCACCATGCCCTCAAAGCGCGGGTCGGAAACCATCTGCGTGAACGCCATGGCCTGCTGCTGACGCACGTCCTTCACCAGGCGCTCGGCCTGCACCAGCGGACGCACCATGTACTCGCCCTTGATTTCCTCGTCATCCCCGTGGTCGTTGTTCCACCAGATAGCCCGGCAAATGATCGGCTCGAACACGTCATCATCCGCAGCCGCAGCAACGCGCCCCTGCATGATGCTGCGAACGTTCAGGATCATCGCCAGGCCGGACGCGGTTTGATGCTCTTCAGCGCCTTCCGGACTTGCCCACTGCGATGTGTTCAGTTCCTCGTCCATGATCGCGATGGCGCGATCCATGATCCTGAGCGCGCCTTCTGACTCGTTCGGGATGTTGAACGCATAGATGACCTCAGACGGCACGCCGCCATCCTTCGTGTACAGGACTTTCGGCCCTCTCAGGGCCCACTGTCGATCCGCCGGTTGCAACTTGCCCTGGTCCATCACCACCAGCGGACCGGATGACACGCTCTGGTTGTGCAGCGCCATGAGCCATGCCGCGTTCGCCACCCGGTTTGAATCGCTCGCAATCATTGGCATCCCTATGCCGAACATCAAATCATCGAGCGGGAACGGCGCGAAAACGTAGTACGGGATGCGGAAATCGTCAGGGACCGGAGCGAGGCGGGCGCGCAGTATGAAGTCTTGGCAGAACCAGATGTCGGCCATAGCCATCGCAACCGGCTCAGGATTGCCCTCGTCGTCGTTCGGCGTGTCCTCGCAGCCGCACAAGTCCAAGACCTCAAGGTC